TTGTAGATTCGTGCTCGGAGTATTAAGGGCATCAAACCGCACGACTAGACCTTAAGGTCGGTGGATAATTCTGCCAGTGTCATTGGAGTATCACGTCTAGACCCGCGAAACAGTGTGATATTGGGGTGAGGGTGGACTGTTTCATCCTCTCCATCCGAATACTCAATGATATTGACGTGTTGAATCATATTTGATACAGACTCTTCGTCCTCTTCATCGTCTTCGTCGCTTTCATTTTGCGCGTCTCCTCTGAAGCGATTCACATTTGGGTGAGGACAGAACATGACGTCTTCTTCTTCCTCTTCCGACTCGACTTCCATTGCATAATCGAAGTATTCATTGCCATACATTGCTTCTTCCGGGAGAGTATAGTTCTCAAAGTAATCATCATAAGATGATTCTTCGACATCCATATCTACCTCTCTATCATTAGAGGAGTAAAGCAATGAATCCACGCGTCTGTATCCTTCACCGCAATCGTAGGTGTCATAATCATCCAACAAACTGCGAATGGATTCTCCATAAACGGTAGGACATCGGCGAAGTTTTACAGGCGCGCCGGGAGCGTCAGGTCTAAAAGAAGGTTGTTCAGGTGTGGTCACATTATAGGACGCGACTGCCTTTGCCAAAGGACTTGCAACATTGTTGATAAGATTGAAATTCATTTTGAAAGTTGATTTAAATATTTGGGATTAGGTATTTGCATTCATTTCATTTAGAATAAAAAGTCTTTCAATTTTTTGCGAAATAGCATCAAACCATATGAATCGACGTTTCTTTTTGCAACCATGTGCCTCTGTTTCGATTATATAGCAAACTATCTGAACGATACGCAGAATAAATATTATATTCCCCGGACGACGTTATTTTAAGTGCTTTGTGTATGCGATTAATCATGAAAAACGTATTTGTGATAAATACGGTTATGGTTGTGTTGTTCAAATAGTTTTTTCGTATGACCACGCAACTTATGCCGGCATTTATGAAAAAGAGAAATAGCAATAATTGCGCAAAAATACGATAAATACGATTCAATCCAAGTATTGTTTGCCTCTCGTTCGCATTCATTTCGGAAAGCATTTGTACCAAATAATCTTTGTTTGTTGCGGCGGTTTTATCCGCAATCAAGAATTTTGTTACAATTGATTCGCGTGCCTTTTCAATCGTGAATAGTAAGCAAAAGTACAGTGCCATGAATGTGTTGATGGATATTGCGGCGATTTCCAAATTGTCTTTTGGCATTATATTTTGCAAAATAGTGCATGAATATCCATCACACGATTGCGGAACGAATACAGTTAAGAAACTGCTTATGATGGTTCTATATGCTTCAAATACGGTAAAGACGATGATGGTTATTTTTTGTACAGACGTCATTCGTCCTTCTGGGTTTTCAAATAGATTATTGATGACCTTTGTGAATGTCGCACTAAATGTTTTCGGAGATGAATAGAATCTATCTGAAAACGATTTGTTTTTAATGTCTCTTTTAGAGGAGAACGTTTCTTCTTCGGCATTCCATTCTTCCACGGAGTTGTCCGAAGAGGATACGCTAAAATCATTAGGTTGATTTCGCGGAAGAGTGTCAGAAGCACCTTTACGCCCATCGTCGGATTTTGAATCAGACAAAATGACGTTAATAGACGCACTTCTCCTGTCGAATATAGGACGATATTCTAATCTAGATGGTTTCTGATAAAGTTCTAATTCCGCGTCAGAATACAATTCTTGCAATACCCGTTGTTTGAAATCATCCGTTGGAATTGATGGCGAGAGGTTCTTCATGGTTCGAAAATCCGAACAACTGCGCACTTTCTTTCGAATATAAATTGGTTCGTCGTCAAAATCATCCAACCTCACATTGACAGTATTATATTGATTTTGGTCTGATGAATCCATTGAAAATCGAATACTCAATATATATTTGCTTGGTATTTACTAGTCACTAGTTACAATTATACTATTATGTATTCTGCAAAACAATACATAATTTATCCATTTTCTAAATATCACCAAGTGAAATCGTATTTTTCTCTGAAGTATTCTTGCGTCGATTAATTTTTTTTGGGACACCCATATTTGCCATGTCTCGCAATGATGAAATGCTGACAGTCGATTCATCCTCTACTCTGACACCTCCATTATTTGACGCATTTGATTGTTCATGAATATTGATGGTTTTCATCTTCAATCCAGATAAAATATCATCCACGTCATTTTGGGGTCCTTTCATCTCCGGACGTTTTTGCGCATTATTGGTTCTCAATTCAGAATAACCCGAACCGACATCCACACCACCCTCTTTAAACATCGCACCTCTACCAAGTGCAATATCGGGTCTATTCGTAGGAGGAGCATTATCCGCACCGCGACGTCCAGGTTCTTGAGTGAATTGCATCGCACCCGGTCTTACCGGAGGCGGTTGGGATTTTGTCTCTATCGGTTTAGGAGGCGGTCCAAAAGAAGTACTCACATCATCCTGCGACGGTTTCATAAGATTCGATGCGAATGCAAATCCAGGACTCTGTTGACTAAGCGCCTTCACCGTAGCATCATTAAATGTACGCATTAATTCTGGACTTTGACGAATAACGTCGCCGAATGCGGGGGCAGCAGAAGACAACGCTTTATTCGAAAACCCCACTACAGCAGCACTAAATCCAAGACGCATGAGAAGTGATACTTCGGGTGCTAATTTACCACCCTTGTATTTGTCGTGCAACTCGGAGAAAATCTCTTCATATTCCGGCAAATCTTCCGACACTTTTTCACCCCATCCATCTAAACTGACTCCGAATGGGTCGAATGCGGCATTTGCATATTCGAGAGAATTCACTAGAGTAATAAACCACCAACCTTGCAACTTCACACTATCCTTCTTGCGTTTATCCTCTAAAGCGCCTTCATATTCATCTTCGACCTCATCATAAGGAGAATCCATAGTAAAATTACTTGGACGTTGTTTTAGTTGTCCTGCCTCATACCATTCTTCCAACTTCTTTATCATATCGCGCTTCTTTCTGCGCTTTTCGCGGTCGGACATATTGTTTGTAGTGGAAGAACGAGAGAATCCATTATTTGGCGGAATATCTCCGACTTTTGTAAATCCATCCCACGTTTTCGTGTTTCCTAACCCACTCGTTGTTGATTGTCCCAACTTAGAATCCGTCTTCTCATATCCATCATTTGCTCCTAAATTCTTTGCAGCATCCTCTCCAGATTTAGTATTACCGAACCCAAACAGATTCGACGCAAGTCCGCTGATTGACTTGGTCGTTTCTCCGAATAAAGAATTCGATGAAGTTGCCGTAGAAGAAAGATTATTCAATTGATTTTCTAATTTGTCCAAGTCGGAAAAATCGACATTGACTTGTTTTCCACTTTTTCTCTGGTCGTCATTCATAAACATCTCCATACCCCCACCAAAATTCACCGATTTTGGTTCAAATGAATTATCTGTATTATCATCTCGAAAATTCAACGTAATGGGAGTTGGGTCCAAATCTCCTAAACCAATATCAATCACTTCCATTGTTTATGATATTGATACAATATTTATTTTTAAGTTGTCCGCATAAGATATTATTTTATTGGATTTCAAGTACCAAATGCCTTGCAAAAAACAGTCCGCCAAATCATCCCGTTTTTTCGATTTTTCAAAACCAACAGACCATCCATTCATTTCTATATTCGATTCCATAAATCTACGACAAATCGCAATCCCATCAGATTTATTTGCTTTATATGAAGTAGTTGTCTTCGCAGCAACGTCGGTAGTTGTCTTCGCAGCAACGTCGGTAGTTGTCTTCGCAGCAACGTCGGTTTGTTCTTTGTCTTGACCTCTCGATTCGATAAATCCTTTTAGTTTATTATGAGATGACACAAACTCAATATTTACGGAATCTCCAAATCGCATAATAAAATATTGTGCAATCATGCCTTGTATCGTCTTCATTCTGGTAGCAATCGTAGATATCTGATTTTCAATTATCACATGAGTTATTGCATAAGTGGATGGGTCTTCATCTAATTGTCGTCGTATTGCCCGTCCAATTGTAATTAAATCCGTTTCTCCCGCATTTTTTGATTTTGCTACATTTTCCATCGTACTCCTAAAACACTTGGATTCATAATAGGATACAATCCTCTCAATCAATTCGGATTTTTTCATTTTCTTTGTTTGTAACTTGTCTGATTTCGCAAAAATATCGGCATATTCCGTTTCCAATTCGACCAATTTCAATTTATTTATATGAGAGGACGATTGTCGTTTCTTAGGAATAATCCATTCATTCTGCATTTTTGCATGAACTTCACAGTATGAAATTGCAGAATCATTTGGAACAATCCATTTTGCCGTTTTATTGCAAAGATGTGTCGTTTCATGTTGCTCCTCTCGTTTTTTTTTGGATGTTGTTGTGCGTTTATCTTTGATTAAATGAACACAAGATTTAGAAGTCGTTTCTGGCGCATCAAGTGTGAGAAGATTTGTACAGTTCCATTCTGGGATATACCAAGCATTTGCATTCGGGTTTGATTGAATATCAGTATCAAATGAAAATACGCAATATGCTAAATTCTTTATACCGACATCGAAACTAATAAGACGCATTATAAATAAACGATTTACGCAAAAACGTTTATTTTGATTTGATATATGCATTATAATGTCTATACGATGGATTCATACCGGCGAAGATTTACGAAACGCCGCGCATTACACTGCACTACAAAGTAGTAAAAACCGCACCATTAGAGGAGCAAAATACATCAATCTCATTACATTTTGCCAATGCGAAGCGCGCCAAGGCAGTCTAGGTCTAGACACATATGAATATGTGCGAATCTATTTATGCATTTTCAATAGGTCTGCCTGGGTAACGACTGGAGTTACTGTTCGAGATGCTAATTGTTCTCTAGAAAGATAATTTGCTTTTAAATCACTATTCGACTTTCCAAATGTATGTTCAGATTGTATATATGAATCATAATGTGCTGGTGAAGAATATGATTTTGGCAATCCAGCGAAAATGGGTAAATAGGAAGATTCATTGCCACGTTTCACACCTAGATCATAATATCCACAATCATTTGCCGCCTCTGCGAAATTTCGCTGAATGATGGATGGCGCATTATGTGTTAAATACTTTCTGTATTCCCAATTTGATGTTACACCACTCGATTTGAGAAGTAAATTGTTCTCAACTGCCTCCGGTTGCCAAGAAGCAATCAGGGAACGCCCGTCATTCATCAATGGCGGAAACCCAGGATACACATTGTTTGCGGCATATCCTCTAGAAGATGGATGAAGTTCGTGTGCGGTCGGATGAACAACTGCTATTTTTTGCGTCGCCAATCCGTCTAAATTTGAATCATTCAGTGGAGATGATAACATTCAACGTAGTTCTTATAATTTACACAGGTATTATTCATTTCATCCTATCATTATTGACTGGATATTTATTGCAAATAAATATAAAGTGGGGAGGGTTGTTCTAACGTATGAACGACCAGACATTATGAACTCTGAATTAATGATATCAATTCCGGTTTTTTCATTTTACTTACGTCACTTGATATACCGAGTTGAGAGGCAATCGTCTTTAATTGATTAATATTCATCTTGCGCAATTGTTCAATAGAAAATGCCTTGCGCAATGTTTCGATTGGTTTATCATCATCGACTTGTTGGTGGTCATCATTTACTTGTTGGTGGTCATCATCGCATTGTTGTTGCTCATCATCGCATTGTTGTTGCTCATCATTTACTTGTTGTTGTTGGTCATCAATTTCTTGAGTGACAATTTCGACTAAATCCAATTCGAGATTTATATTGTGAAGAGTTTTGTCTTCTATGTAATCAATATTTATTTCGGTCGGGACAATATTTTCTTGTAAAATATTAACGATATCTAGCACTTCTAGTTTATCATCTTTTTCTGAATCGTCAATTAAATCATTTGTTAGATCAACCGAATCAAATATTTGCATATCATTTTGTTCCGATTCTGATTCCGGTTCCGGTTCCGATTCAGCGTCAGAATCCGCATCAGATTCATCTGAATCATTTTCCTCTCCATTCGAAATACTTGTATCATCATCCTCTTCTTCATAACAATCTGATACAACAATCTTATTATCCGACGCGGATAATTCAAATGTAATCACTTCGTTCGGTTCTTCGGGCAATGAGTTTTGTGCAAATGTGGAAAATGAATTGTTGCTTATTTCACTAGATAATACGGGAATATTTATTTCTGGTACTATTTTTGATTTGAGTTCAATCTGCGGGTCTTTATTCGTCGAAGTTTCTGCAGAAATTGGCGCATTAACACCTCCTAAACTAAACATACCTCTCAATGTTTTTATTTCTTTTACAACTGCAGTCAATAATCCGTACATGGATTCGCTTTTCTTTTCAGCAGTTGTTATTCTGTTTTTAAAATGATATACCAGAAGAAGCACTAGCGCAAATACTAATGCTAAACTAATAAAAAAGAAATTCTCAATAAATCCGAATACACTCATTTATTATCCTAAAACAAAATATAACGCTTAAAACTACGAATTCGAATTCGATGAAAATGTGTTATTATATTATAAATCTTTGGATATTTAAACAGTAAAATAAAATGTCCATTAATAAAGAATCAAATGTAACTACGGTACCAGTGTCCGATAATTCTTCTATATTCGACAGTATGTCTGGCACGTTTAGCAACAAAAATGCAATTATTATCATACTTCTCTCATTATTAATATTATCTTTGATTGGTATTAATTTATTTAGACTACTTGGTATCATTGTGGATGAAATTGTGACTCCTCTCGTTCCATCAGTAAGAAATTTGCTTTCTATGATTGGATTTACTACAGGTGTGATAATAAAGGGCAGTGCTGATTTGGTTGCAAATACTACTACTTTGGGCGTTGATATTGCTAAAGGGACGACTCATTCCATTGGAGACATGCTCATCAGTTCAACAAACCCTGGAATTGATTCCTCTAGACAGATTAGTCTAACTGATGTTATTCGCGTTCCAAATTTGAATTACCCAATCAATAGTCCGCAACCAGTTCAATCGTCTGCCTCGACAGTGACACCAATAAATACGCAAAAACCAAAAGCGGGTTGGTGTTATGTAGGCGAGTTCTCAAATTCGAGAGGTTGTGTAGAGGTGTCCGAACATGATAAATGTATGTCGGGGCAAATTTTCGCAAATCAATCAGAATGTTTGAAACCGTCAAAATAACTATGATTATCGAATTGTATCCTTATTTGCCTGTTATGGAAGCGCCTGCATATATATTGCTAGACGCGGCGTTTGATATAGTACATCCGATTGAATTTGAAACAGAAGAAGACATATTTGCAATGACTGCAATGGAACGAATCAATCCTGAATTATTAGGGGTCTCATTAATATTTGCAGTTACTGTGAATTTATATACGTATGTAGGAGCAGTATAGAGTTGAATATTGTTAAATTGCAAATTACCTATATATCGAATCGCGCTAAAAGACCTACCGACAATTGGGGTTGGGATTGGAATATGAACGCTCATTGTATAGTCTTGCGTTAAATTGGAAGGTGACACATTTTTAACTAAATTGTCGCTGTAATATATCCCAAGTGATATACTCGTTATTGTAATTTTGACGTTTCCGGAAAAATCCAAAGGCGGAATATAAGAAACTGGAATTATACCTTCAATCGCAATTCCTATCGGCGTTGTAATGCTATAAGTGTAGCGAGGTTGGTTAATATGATTATTTATTATTAAATAGTATGCATTGCCGTAATTACTGTTATATACAACCACATTTGGAGTGACCACGAATTGCCATGGGTCTGAGTTAGTCGGAACGAAATCGGGATATGTTCGCGTATTGAAATCCGAGTAATTGTAGAGAGGAACAGACTCGTCGTTATATAGAAAAGTTACTGGTCCGGGCACATCACAAGACGATGTGGGAGTTGGCATCATTTCATCTGCAGAACAATTGGGGGGCGGTTTTGTCGATTTAATAATTTCTTGAGAGAGAGCTTTAATTCCACCTCTCACTAATAAAGAGAATATTTGTTTTTTCGTCAATTTATTTGTCTGGGTGGATGATTTATTTGCGCTATATTTCAATATTTCTGCTTTACGACGCATATCTAATTGCGCCTTGGTGTATTTCTCAGACGAATATGGATTTGAAGGGGTATAACGCGCGAGAGGAATATTATACAATTGCGCCAATTTACGTTGTTGACAAAAACTAACATCAGTTGTCATTTATAATTATAATGATAATTAATGTCTGGTCTCCCTTCGGGAGGATTTTAATCCGCACGACCAGACATTAAGTAAATATACATTTCATGCCGTATATTTTTGATATGGCATGAACATTATAACAAGTTACACTTACTTGTTTTACCAGACATTAATGTCTGGTCTTAGCGTAGCAAAACGGATTAAAATCCTCCCTTAGCGCACTATTACGCACTTCGTAATAGTGCGTAATAGTGCGTAATAGTGCGTATTAGCATCGGTGAAACAATAGGGAGAAGCATATAGGGTTAGTCGTGATTTTTGATGCCTTTTGCTTCGCTACACTTCGTATTGGCATCAAACCGCACGACTAGACCTTAATTTTGCACTCCACTGGAATACCAACTTTGTCCTAAATAATCGAAATAATTGCTAGACGAACCACTTGCGGCAGACAAGTTTGGTCCATAATAAACTACACTATTAATCTCAAACACAGATAGTGCATAATCGTAATATCTTAAATTAGATGTCGAACCAGAAAATCCGCCATTACCAGCATAGATAATCGGGTCATAGTTTTGTTTTGGTATATATTCCCCAAATGAAACACGATTGGAAATCACTCCGTTAATGTAGCAATCAATCGTTTTATTTTGCATACGGATAGCAACGTGAAACCATTTACCGATGGGTAGATTTGGTATAATTGCATCTTTTGTAGTAAGTTGCCCGCTCGAATCTGGAGAAACTATATCCATCTTATAAAGAAGATTTAATTGAGATGAATTAGAACCATCGACGGGATTATTATTATTTTTGTATAGATAGACACCAGGTCCATTATTTACTTTTGCAAAACCGACTTTATCATATTGGTCTGTACCCTTTACGAAAACCGCATGGTAATTGGTATCAATTGGTATAGTATCGACTTTCAACCAAACCCCCCAAGTAAATTCGGCACCACCGGTTTGATTATTCGACCTATATACGACAGCAGAACCACTTGCTGGGTCTTGCGGAAAAACCGTATAACTTGTGCCCGGCAACATTCCGTGAATTATATACGGATTTTTACTTGGAGCAACCAAATAAGTCACTAAACCTACCCCAAGATTAAGGAAAAACATAAAGACAATTAATACTAAAACCACGAAAACAAACCTGGCAATAATACTGTTGGAATTCAAAAATTCCTGACTAGCATTCATAGCACCTTGCGACGAAAAATCAGCAGTTGCAGATTGTGTAGTTTCTCTAAATGAGTTTGCACTTTCCGTTATATTTGTCGCGATTTCATTTGTATTTGGTAAATTTTGCTGTATCGTTTCAGTTGCATTACCAATGGATGCTTTTGCGTTGTTCAAATATTCTGACATGATTCGTATATTTTAATAACCAGACATTAGAAGACGAGAACATGACTATTTACTCCTTTAGAGATTTCACTACGTATTGAAGGAATAGACCTTACAAAATCTTCATACTTCGTTGCACATCTTCTCCCTTGGAAATACTCATGTTTAATCCATAAGGAATCCATGAACTGAAGAAATTGCCCAATCCATTTCCGCTTAAGTAATTTGTCCATATCGTTTTCGCATCCAATGTATTTGGAGTGTGAGTAAATTTTGTTACATATCCATTTAATCCGGTATTTCCTATGTACAAACTTGTTGTATTTGAACTTGGAGTTACTGAACTATTGCTGGAAATATTTATTGTTTTTGCTAATTTGCCGTTTATGTATGCTTCGTATGTAGTCAAATTATACACATTTATCACTAAATAACACCATTTTTGAATGGGAAAGTTGTTTGTGATGCTCATGATTTGGGTTGCACTTACGTTTACTGCGCCTGTACCTGCTTTTAAAACAAGTTGTTGTCCGTTTATATCCACTTCAAAGTTTGAACTCATATCGGGCGTTCCTCTATAAAAAATTCGCTTGGAATCCGAAGTAGGGGTAGAAATATACAACCAACATTGATAACTATACGTTAATGAATTTGGTTTTTTTAGTTTATCATACGTCACCGTCATTGGCGCGTTTAATGATTGAAGTCCAGAAGTCAATGTAGTGTTTGTAAAGTAATAATAAAAATAGTAAAGAATTATTATAATTATAATCACCAGTCCTATCGCTAAATAATTCATGTTGCTTTATGTCGAATATATAGTTATTTCATATATTTCATTATCATTTATCAAATAAAATCATTGTTCAGGTTCATTCTAATGTCTAGTCTCCCTATTGTTAAGGTCTAGTCGTGCGGTTTGATGCCCTAAGCTACTACGAAGTGCGCAATAGTGCGCAACGGCATCAAACCGCACGACTAGACATTAAGACATACATACGGCATTGCTGAACATATAGAATAACAACTCTCTATGAACAATATGCTATAACATATCGGAAATTATATTATTCTCTGATCTACGCGGACTTGTTTATTCTTTGTGAGTTGAGCATTCACATGATAGTTTGTAATAGACGTATTTTGTCCGCTTCCTAGCATATAACTGTTCCAAACACCTTGAGGATTGATGCTTGTGGCGGGACGTCTAAATCTAGTTAATTTTCCTGTAGTATGTTGGTTACCATAAGTAATTGGGGCAGTTGGACTTGTACCTATCATCGTAGTGCTTTTCACATTTTGCACATATTTACCGTCAATGTAAAAATCCACGGTTGTGCCATCTACATTTATTACGACTTGTGCCCATTTTTGGAATGGGAAATTTGGAACAGACAATAACGGTTGTATTCCAGACGTGTCTAAAACGCCTTCCTTACTAACACCAGCACCTTTTCCACTAGTCGTATTTATATACAAGTTCATTGTACTTCCATTTAATGTCACGACGAAATCATTTTCCCTATTGAATAATACGTTCTGAGAATTAGTAGGCATGTTTGCATTAATATAAATCCATGTCTCATAAAAGTATCTTGTTGAACCGGGATTGTCTATTTGTACTATAGGTATAACCGACTGACTTGAATTTGCAATATTTAACGAGACTGAATCTCTTATTAAATAATCTGGATTGTAAATCACTGCAAAAATATAAATTGCGAATATAATCACGAATACCAGAAACATTATCAAAACAGTATTCATTTTAACTATTAACTATTAAATATAGAATATATCCGTATTTTTGTTTATCATATACCCACCCCCACCCCCATTCTTATTTATTGCACTAACTATTCACCGGAGGATTATTATAACGATTTAAATTGTAGTCGCCGGCAACTTGAAATGAAGTAAGAGGTGTTTTATGATAAACGACGTTGCAAATTGCGCCATGTAATCCCCCCTTTGTAACGGTATTGTCTCCTTCACCAACTTCAAGAATATCACCAACATTGTACTCTGGTCTGGCATCATTCGAGATTGGGACGCTTTTCTCTAAATTACCATTCACGAATATATCCACCACATTTTTATTGTAACTGATAACCAACTGATTCCAAGACTGTGTAGGAATTTGCAGTAACACTTTCATTGAATTCTTGGTCAAATTCTTTTTGGCAGCATCATTTATATAAACAATGAATTTGTCCGATTTATTTTCATCAGTTGCATCATTAAAATAAGCAACGCGTGGATGTCCTATAGACGAATTTGGATATCCATATCTAAATATATTCGTTTCTTTTGAATAAGCAGCATATGTGTTCGCATGTTGATTGACGTAAAACCACATCGATATAGAATAATTTTGCCGAATCAGCATTTCATCTTTAGATGGATTGTCAATCTCATTTACACCCATAAATAATTGTTTTGTATTACCAATCGACTGCAATCTACTCAAGAATACGGGTTTATTCAACAGAACAATCGACTCATTCGACGAACTCTTTGATATTCGAGGAATATAAAGATACGCCAATACAATCAAAATCTCTAATATAAAGAGAACAATCACCATTTTAGGTGCGGATTTCAATTCGGAAAAAACGGTTTCTAGCAGATCAATCAGTAAGCAAGGTAGTAAGAATAAAAATTTCAGAAAGAATCCTAACCATCCGCGAGTATTTATGACAGTTCGCACAAATATTCTATATATGATTGCTAAACCTACTAAGAACACTAATAAACTCAGAAAGGACAATGCATAATAAACATACGTAATACTTCCCGGGTGTAGCACTTGATAAAACATATACAATGAAATTGCAAAAACGAGCAATATTCCGGCATAAAAAGAAAAATGAATGAATTCAATTGGACCACTAAACAAATTCGACACAAGTATGATTCCAATTAGAATTGGCAGAACTCCGAAAAAACAGTAAATAAAGAATTGGTCAGTTAGTGCTTTTGGGTCGGTAGATGCTATGTAAAAAACCACACATGCTATTATTACTATCGAGAATCCAATGCCATATTTTTTCAAGTCTTCTATATTTTCGGGTTCTAATAAAGTTGCAAAAAAATTCATTATATTATTATTATTATTTCTAGGTATTGCGTCTTTATTATCAGACATTATAATAGAATAATTGCGTATTATATATTTACATACAGATTCATCTTTGCAGTGTATATAATGCGTATTATCGCATTATATAATGAACTCGTTTTGTTGAATTATTTTTTATAAATTTTCCATCGCGGTTTTTTCACCATGACAATCACGGCAAAGCGCCACTAAATTGTCAATATGGTTGCTACCTCCATGTTCGAGACGGATTTTGTGATCAACCTCGAACCAAGCAGGCAATTGTTTCGTGCAATTACCACATTTCCATCCTTGTTGAGCAGCAACATATTTCTTTTTCGTCTCACTCACAGACCGTTTTGTCGCTTTTACTTGACTTACTCCCGATTCAGACGAACTTATTACTGGCACGCCAGATTTTGTGATGCGCGATTCAGCATAGGTTTGTCTTCCTCCGCCGCCAGAAGACAAATTTAATATAGGATGAGTTCCTCCAAATTCGCCAAAGGATGACGCGCCTGCGGAAGCAGCACCACTATATTTTGATGTGAAATCCAATATCGGATTTAAAATATTTGATGCATTTTTATCCACTGGCATATATTTCAAATATTCATTGGAAGTGAATACTAAATCGCGTGCTCTATCCGGATTTTTCTTAAAAAGCACATACATGGCAAGTGCCGCAAATGCAACGCCTGCCATTTGATAATACTTTTTATATTTAGATAGCGACCTGACCAACTTCCCCTCTGTATAAATATTTGCCATTATTGCTGCCGCAATTAAAAACAATATAATTTCGATTCTCATTGTAATTATGTATATGAATTTGCCTAGTACGTTATATAATATTGAGATTGTTTGTGTCATTACGCATAAATTTGATACGACATTCAAGGGTAAATAACCCGTTTCCAATGATTCATTCTCATAATAGAATTTTGCGATAATTCCGGATGCATTTTTCTAGCATAATTCGTCAATAAAAACCCGTTATCCATATGCCGCAATACTCTATTCTCGAATAATTCATATGCATTTTTATATGACAATTCGAGAGGGATTTTATTACAATTCATATGATAAATCAACGCGCGGTCAAAATCATACGCGTCTAATAAATCTGCCTCTCGTACTACATTAAATGCCGTCTGATATTCCCCGAAATTCGGTATACCATATTTAATTACTTTTGAATACGACATGTATTTGATAATGTCTATGGTGGTAGATACGTCTTTCACAGACATCAGGGGTTGTAAAAATTCGCCTATATCTAATAATCCTTGCACCTCATCTCGATATTTCTTATCACATGTATCATGCAATATTGCTGCTGCCTGAATAATCGGACGATGTTCCATGAATATATCGGGGTTCGATTTGTATAACGTTTCTTCTGCCGCAATTTGTTCCGCGAACTGAAAAACACGCATACTATGCCCTAACCCATGAGACTCATCAATATTATGTTTTATCGAAGTCGCTAATACAAATGTAAATAATTTATTCAGATTCAATGTCATTGTTGCGTTTATAGACATAATGCGTTCTTGTATTTCTATGTTCATTATAATATATAATGAATATGAAGACGAAGACCATGAAAGTACCGATGCGATATCTACCTAAAATGTTATCGAATAAAGACAGAATTGCGCAATGGAAATCACTATATAAATCTAAAAAAATGTATAAACAAGGAAAATATTATACTCGTCCTCCTCTCAAATCATTCGTGCATAAGAAATCGAGACACATAGTGACTGCAGAAAACATGTATAAAGTCGATAGAATATATCCTACAAAAGAACTTTCGCTAAAAACCAACTGCAGTATAAACGCACTAAAACAAATAATGAAAAAAGGCGAAGGCGCATACTATTCTTCGGGTTCTAGACCGAATCAAACCGCACAGTCTTGGGGTATAGCGAGATTAGCAAGTTCGATTACGGGAGGCAAAGCATCGGCAGTGGATTATCATATACTGGAAAAAGGGTGTAACCATAAAACCTCTAAAGCATTTCGTCTTGCTAAATCACCGAGTTATGGTAGAAAACATACCAGACGCATCAAATATAAACAATATATGCTATGAAAAACAATGCAAATATAATTGTGGAATACAAATAAACGATGTTTTTCTTCATGGACGTTTCACCATATAATTCTAATTTTTCGGGTACATATGCGTTGTTGTAATTATCAATTGCATCACTTAATTCCATTTCGGGTTTTCCTAGGAAATTGTTTATTTTATTGTGAATAAAAACAGTCCATCGAATAAAAGATTCGCGTTTATCTAAATATGGAGTGACCGGATACTTATCTAAAAGACGACTAAATCTATTTCCCATATCTACACTAGGAATAAATACCGGCATATTATGAATCAACTCATAGTATTTACGCTTAGTCACTTCGTTTGGTCTATCCGGGTAATTCATTGCAATTGCATGCAGAAAAAACCAGAAGTGTGGTCCCCAAATATGAGAATCATACACAGCACGCTTTTCAATCAGTTTTTTATGGTTCCGTTTATTCATTCTTGGACTGGTCAAAAATAAGACACAAATATCTATATAAACATACCCCACTAAATAACACAGCGTTCAGACTTAATATACTGCCAATATGAATTCATATTGTAATAATTGTGGGAAAAATGGACACATATTTCATCAGTGTAAATCCGCTATTATCAGTTATGGAGTAATCGCATTTCGTGAAAACCCGACTAAAAATAATACGCGCGAATATTTGCTTATAAGAAGAAAGGACACTCTCGGATTTGTAGATTTCATGAGAGGTAAATATTCGATATACAACAAAGAATACATACTTAATATGATAAAACAAATGACGAATGATGAAAAACGTCGTCTTATATGCGAACCATTTAGCAAACTTTGGAATGATTTATGGGGAACGTCCTCTCATTATATTCATTCTTCTAAATCCGTCTGTCGAATAGAAGAACCTTTTGAAACGAATGAATCTTTTCGTGTTATCGGAAAAGTTGGAACCGAAAAAAATAGTGAGAATAATTCCACAAGTCGTGTATTTGCAAGTCATGATGTACGCAATAGTGCAAAAATTATAGACCAACGATTATTGGACCAGTACAAGGTAGAGGAACAAGTCTCCAAAAATAAATTTGAATCGCTAAAGATTGGAATTTATACAAAATCAGAATGCTACACTTTAGAAGAATTGATTAAAATGACTCCTCCTATATGGACCGAAGCAGAATGGGGTTTTCCTAAAGGTCGACGAAATTACCAGGAACGTGATTATGATTGCGCAATTCGCGAATTCTGCGAAGAAACCGGATATAATATAGATAGTCTAGTTCCATTAAATAACATTCAACCATTTGAAGAAATATTCACCGGGTCTAATTACAAATCATACAAACACAAATATTATGTTACATTTATGCGATACGAAGATACGCTATCCTCTCGACGATTGCAAGCATGTGAAATAAGTGATTCGGAGTGGATGCCTGTTGATAAATGTTATTCCCTGATTCGGTCTTACAATGTGGAAAAAAAACGACTGTTATTATCAGTCGAAAAAATGATATCCGAAAACTATTTATATCACATTTGTTGATATCATACTCATCTAATATGCTAAATGTTTCACATTGAGTGAAATGAGTATAAAAAATGAAGGATAATTATGAGAGTATTGTATAAGATTATACACTTGAATTTATACAATATGTCAAATAACACAAAAAATGTTAAACAAAAACGCAAATATATTCGGAAAACCGCGAAAAAACCGTTACAGTTGAATTGGGATATTGAATCGTTAGTTGCAGATAAAATAATGAGAGGAGAAGTTCCAACAGACGAAGAGTTTCAAGAATATTTGCAACAAGTTGGGTTTGAAGATGGCATCATACCAGAACCGGAAGAGTCACCTCTCAATTATAATGATTTTGACGAACCAGTACCAGTACCAGTATCTCCTCCAAAACCTTTGCCAAAAAGATGTAGCAAAGGCACTCGTCGCAATAAATCGGGGGATTGTGTTCCCGTCGTAAATAAAAAAAAGAAAATAGTTGTTCATGATGAATCTATTAATCCGTCAAATGATGCTGCCGCTTTACCAGAGGATGCTGCCGCTTTACCAGAGGATGCTGTCGCTTTACCAGAGGATGCTGTCGCTTTACCAGAGGATGCTGTCGCTTTACCAGAGG